CACTGTCCTCCTAGAGTTGCTCTGCTTGGTCCCAGAGATGTACTCCGAGAAGCCTCCCATTACTGCTGGTGGGGGGCTTTCTTGTTACTCAAAGTCTTTGATTGCTTTATTCTTCTGTGCCTTACGAGTCCTTGCTCGCTTGTCTTTAGGGTTGCGGTGGTTGCCTGTCTTGAAACCTTGCTTGGTTAGAAGTTCAAACAACCACCTTCCCTCAGCCTTTGCTCTTGCCTTATTGTTCTTATTCATAGGTGTCAAACCAACCAATGCTCACAGCCTTTTCACAGCAAGCAGTAGTGAATGATACACCGTGTAAGAAAGTACAGAAGAATACTTCAGTATGTTTAGGTTGCTTAGGAGTAAAGTCAGTCATCGTCTCTACCCCCAGTTCCAACGCTAGACCAATCAAACAATGCTTCACCACTAAGCCTAGTAAGCACACGCTCTAAGGCTCTATGCAATCTTTGGCTGGCTGAGTCAGTTGTAATCTTGTAGCGTTCAGCAATCTCGTCATGTGAGAACTCGTCATAGTATCTCAGTGTGATTATCTCAATGTCTTCCTTGCTACATCCGAAGAGAGCAGACTTGACATCAGCGATAATGATAAGTGCTTTGGAGTTTATTGGGTCTTCAACATCTGGGGTATTAAATACAAACGGTAGCGTATTTTTTATAATCTCTAGTGTGTATGAGTTGTTTGCATGAAGGTCTCTACCTACCTTGTTTGAAGTTTCCTTCTCACAGTATGCAGCAGCCTCACGCTTGAGTGACTTGTATAACTTTGGACCTAGACTACCTTCGTCTCTCCATCTTTGCAGGGTAGTGGCATCTCGTTCAGCACACCATAAGTACAGGTGGCTAACCAAGTCATCTCGTTCTACTAACTTCCACTTGCTGGCATAGTATCTACCTACCTTGTCGCAAGTTTCTATTTCTATTTGTGTAATCATTATTATCCCTTCAGGTATGCCTTTACTTCTTGTTCAAGTTCTGGCTTACCTAAGAATCTCCATTCGCCTTTGACTTTTTGCCAAGCGATTGGGGAGTTCTCAACGAAGACTGCAATGGTGGTTTCATTAGAGCGACCACCACCCCAGAACAGTCTGTCGTTTTTGATTTCTTCCATGATGAGTTGTTGCAATCTCTCTGCTCTATAGAAGTAAATCAGTGTGCTGGTGCGATTGATATAAAAGACATCAGCACCACGCAACAAAGGAGTAATGCCTGGATTATAAGTGCTAGGATTCCCAAACTTCTGTGTCTCTTTTGTATTGAAGCGTTCACGAATGTTGCAATCATAAAGGTCAATCCCATACCCACGAAGCCATTCGCTAGTAAGAGTATGGAGACCAGCATGTTTATCATTACCTGTAAGGTATTCGCCAACTTCAATAAAGTTCTTGGCGTATTCTCCAATGTTTTGGCTTTTGCATTCAATGTATCTATTGCCATTTCTATAATCTCCTAAGTTGATTTGAGTTGTCATGTCTGTAATCTCTTGTAGTTCCAGACCAAAGTATTCCGTAAAGGATTTAAACACTGCCTTTGCTTCTGTTTCTTTGTAAGCATTGGCTGCGTATCCTTGGTTCCTAGTTATTCTCCCATTACCTGCATTACTCAAGACCTTCAACAGTCTCTTGGGCAGCAGCCTCTGGTTCAGGTAGGTCAGGAACATCATCACGAGTAAGGATTCCATCCTTGATTCCTCGCTCAGTAATCTCGTTCTGGTACTGTAGAAGACCTTCAGCAACATCATTCAATGCAGCAATGTAACCCTTCTTCCACTGTTCCTTTTCTTTCCTAGCCTTTGGAGGTAGGTTCTCAAACTCCATAGCAACAACTTGGTCGTATCTAGTCTTGAGTCCTCCGCCTAGTGAACCCACTAGTGCAAAGGTTTGGCTGGTCAACATGAATGACATCTCACGCATACTAAGTGTCTTAGCATCTGGGTCAAGGGCTTCTTCCTCTTCCTTGATTTGCTCAACAAGTTCTTCTACTGTTGGCTCAATGTATTCTGGTGTTTCTTTTTTCTTAGGCATTGGTACCTTCTTCCTGCTCACGCTGTTTGCGTTTCGCTATTGATTGTTTTACTGCAGCCCTGTGTTTCTCAGGGTTATTGTCACGCCACTTCTTAGCAATGGCATTGATACGAGCACGATTGTTCTTCACATAGTTAGCGTGTCGTTCGTTCTGTGCCTTCTTATAGTCAGGGTCATTAGCCCATCGTGCTTTACTGTAGCAACTGAAGCAAAGTGTCTTGCCTGTAGTTGTTGCTGGTTTGTCACTGTGTCCTTCTGTCTGGCAGTGATAGCCATTAGCCAAGAGTTTGGCTTCATACTTATCACGGTATTTCTTCTCCGTCATTTGTTTATCTCCTGTTCTACGAATGTGCGTAGTTGTTCTAGTGTCATGTCATGTGTGTCTGCGTACATCTTGTTGTATGTAACTATCTCTTCAATCCAAGTCCATAGTTCTGGGATGTCTCGTTCAGGTATACCTTCTGATTCAGGTCCCCTCTTTTCCCAGGTAGTGATGACAACATTGCCACGAATAACTACTCTGTTACCCATTAGACCTACACCTACAAGATTCAAGGTGTCATCAACAGGTGCAAACCATAGACATTTAGATGGAGCAAACTCAAACCTTCCCATCTGAGTAGAGTCAAGCCATTCAATAAGGTTGTGCATCCCCACCTTGGTATCCTCTTGGTCAACATTGGCTAGGCGTAATGTGTTTACTTCATTGTCTGGGGTTATTACTAGTGCGTATGTATTGTTCATTTGTCTCCTAAGATTCCTACCCAGAGCAGCCCATCTATCACAGTTGGGTTATCGTGGACTGCCCTGAGTAAGAAGTTCATTAGCCTACTCGTCTTTCAAGTTGGCGTAGTCTTGCTTCTGTTCTCTCTAGTTTGCTTCTCAAACCAATAATGGTAAACGCATTGAGAGCGGTAGCAAGAGAGATAAGTAGTACAGTGATTGCTGGGGTCATTAGTTGTTTCCTCCCTTCACCAAGTTAGTGATGTATTCCTTAGTCTCGGTGTCTATTTCTGGGTCGTTGTTGATAAGTTCTAGAGCAGTGTCCTGTCCAGTTGGGATACCTCTTAGAATGCCTTGCTCAAAGACAGTCTGTAGTAGTTCCTTGAGTTCACCGTATGTGATTTCCTGAATGGTATCGTCAGTAATAGGGTCAGCAAACATATCTGCGTGTTCATCTAGATGTGCAGAAACTGTTTCTTCAGACGCACCTATTGATGTAGTGATGATTGATGAGGCACTACCTGCTGTGGGTGTACCTTCTGGAGTTGTGTATTCGGTCATTTGAACCTCTTCCTGTAGGTTGGTTTTTCCTACTCTATTATTCTACCATACGTTTATAAAGTTTATATTGTTATTAGAAGCCCACATTTTTATCCTAAGAACGCCCCTACTTTCCTGATACACGAAGCCACATCAGACATAGGTCATAGCAGCCTTGTAATAGGGTATAGAGGGGGTTTTAGGGGGACCCTTCCCCCTTAGACATACCTAAAGAATGCGAGGGTATAGAAGAGGATAAGGACTAATAACTATAGACAGAACACATAGATAGATAAAGGGCATTGGCTTGATTTGTTTTGATTCAATAGACACAGGATAGAAGTTATTATATAGATTTGATAAGGCTCCATTAGATGTTTGACAAGGCAGCAGCATAGTATCTAGACAGATATGGCTGATTGGTAGATATGTAGATAGGTACTGTCGCTACACACATTTCTAGTCAAATCAAATCATATGACCGCATATCAACAAATATCTGAACCAAATGAAATCATTTGCCTATATTTTCTATACAGGATGCTAGGTGCATCATCTCAATCTCTGTGTCATATGGCTATCTTGATAGGGGCGTTTACTATATCCATTTGCCAATGAGAATCTGTTAACCAAGTAAACAAATAGATAGACTCCAAGATATAAAAACCAATAGATTACTTCTGGTCGGAAGCACTTCCTGGTCTATATCCTTTAGGGATATATAACTTCCGACCTTTCCTACCAGGCTGGAAGCCCTTTGTTTTGCTCAGTTTTGGTCGGAAATGGTCTAGGTCGGAAACTTCCGAGCAGACATGACTTCCGAGCAGAGCACACCTGACTTCCTACCTGATGTCCACATATATACGAACAAATGTTCGGATAACCGTAGACGCACCTATGGATATCTGCAAACGCTTACATATGTGTAAACGCTTACATATCAGGATGTTCACATGGTATTCCTAGCAAACTCACAGAAAACTAGGGATAGGTCGCTATGTCTGTTGGTAATGATAATCATTCTCAATAAGGTATGCCCTCTTGTCAATCTGTTAACTTGGTTAACGATATGGCAGACGCAGGTAATGTGGCTATCAGGCTATTGGTAGTAAAGTCACAGGATATTCACAGGTTAGGGTAGACGCTATTAAGTCAAGGGGGGCTAGACAAAATCTATGTATAGAACGCCCCAGCCATAGGGGGTCTAAGGGGTCCTCCCCTTCTACAATAAAACGAGGGTAGATAGAGTATGCCTGAATACCTATAGAGAGATACACACACACCTTGGTACATATGACAAATGAACAACAGGTAAACGATATCGTCAACGTCCCTATGTATATACACATCTGGCTATGAGGAAAAAGACATAGGATATATTCCAGATGGCTAGAAAATAGTTTTGACAGAGCAACAAATAAAAATATAAGTGGCTATGTGACTAATCTTTGACCCCCCCATTATTAACTAGATATGTATAAATATGGCACTAGGTACAAACATTTCTACCGCAGACATCAATATACCTAATGATAGAATAGAAGCATGATTAGAGAAGTGTGCTCTTGTTCAGCAGAGTTTGAGACTGATGAGGATGATGCTATAGCCCTTGTAAGGGAGTGGCGTAAAAAGCATATTCATCAGATGTCTGTTCAGGTACCTACGTTCTTTGATAAGTCTTCTAGCCACGATATTGCTCCAGGGTTTGTTAGGGAGGTCTATGATGATGATTAGGTCAGGAACACCCCACATATTCCCTATACTCCTTATGAAATAGATTTGGGTGGTTCATGGTCGTACCACTCAAGGGTTCAGTGCCTATCTTGATTACTTACTCTTCCAGTAACAAGGTAGTCTGAGGGTCTTGCTGCTTCCAGGTGGGAGTTAGTGGCACTTAAACATTAGGAGTCTAAATGACAGAAAAAGTAGCGGTATACAAGGAACCTTTTCCTAAAGCCAAAAGAGGCGATGGGTTCAAGAACATGGCATCTTACAGAACACATCCACATCGTGGTGTTGACTGGAGCGTTCCTAGCCATTCTAAGATTCACGCTATTACTGGCGGAACCGTTATGGTTGTGAAGTGGACTGATGTCCTTGGCAACATTGTTATTCAGAGTACTTACGACAAACATTTTATTCTTTACGCACACCTCGCAAAACCTACCGAACTCAAAGTCGGAGATAAAGTTGAGGCTGGCGTTACCATCATTGGTGAAGTAGGCGGTGGCAAGGATACCCCTAGCGGTACAGCCAGTACTGGGGCACATCTTCATGTCACTTATGGTACAGTGCAGGATTTGGTTTCTGCTGACATTTCTAAACTTGCTGACCTTTGGGAGAAGTTCTAATGCCAGCAAAAAAAGACCCTCGTTTAGAGAGAGCAGGAGTGGAAGGCTATAACAAGCCGAAGCGTACTCCTAAAGACCCTAAGCATTCTCATGTTGTTGTTGCCAAGGAAGGTGACCAAGTAAAACTTATTCGTTTTGGACAGCAAGGTGTTGAGGGTTCTCCTCCTCACAAGGGTGAGTCTGAAGCAGACAAAAATCGTAGAGAAGCATTCAAGGCTCGTCACGCTAAGAATATTGCCAAGGGAAAGATGTCTGCTGCTTACTGGGCTGACAAGGTGAAGTGGTAATGGAAAAAAAGTTTTGGGATTCTAAAAATCCAAAAAAGAAATCTACACCTTTGACTACAAGCCAAAAGGCTGAAGCGAAGGCTAGAGCAAAAAAGGCTGGAAGACCTTATCCGAATCTTGTGGATAATGCTGCTGTAGCCAGAAAGAAGAAGTAATGCCAAGTAAGAAGCCCCACCAGAAGGTGGACAAAGTTATGAAGGAGTTCAAGGCAGGTAAACTGCACTCTGGCACTTCAGGCAAGGTTGTAAAAAACCCCAAGCAAGCAATCGCTATCGCTTTGAGCGAACAAGCGAAGGCAAACAAATCTAAACCTAAAGGTGGTAAGAAATAATGATTCCAAATATCTCTCCCTCCGCTAAAGTTGCGGAAAGAAATGCAAAAGCAGAGGCTGCTCGTCTACAAGGCGAAGCGGTTATTACTGCACTAAACACTGTTCGTGATACAGCAGTTCTCGCTATTGAAGAAGAAAACTTTGTTCCTGAAACAGTTAATCACGAAAAGACAGAGCCTATGGCAGACCGTGTTATTGAATATGGTTCTCCACTAGGAGGTATGCACTAATGCCTACTCCAAACAAACCAACACCAAAGCCAACTGCTCCTAATAAAAAGTACGATGGTCCTAAAACAAATGGTCCAAAGGGTACGCCTCCAGTTCTAAAAAAAGATGAACTAAAGAAAATCAAGACTGTTCCTCCTGTAATGAAAAAGGGCGATAACAAGAAGATGGGTCGTGGTTACTAATGCCTACTCCATCTCCTAAGCCAGAACCAAAAGGTCCTTATAAGTACAAGCAAACTAATCTAAAAAATGGTATAACTGCGATTACTCCTATGACTACTGCTGAACTAAATGCTGAAAAGGCTAAGGCTCCAGGTGGCACATCTGTATGGCGTGACCCATCTGTTGGCTATGACGGTACTATAAATCCACTAAATATAAAAGAACCTAAAATACCAGCACCAGGAATCATTGTCATAAAGCCAAACAGAAAGAACGAAGTGTAGTTTGTGGCTAATGTTGGAAAAAGAAAAGCCCTCAATGCCGAAGAAGCAAAGGTTGAACTAAAGAAACTTGCTTATCAGGGTATGTCTATTAAGGATGCCCTAGTACAAGTTGACCGTAGCGTTCGCTGGTATGAAGATGTCCGTAAGCGTGATGCTACATGGGCTTCTGAGATGACTCGTATTCGTACAGTTGTTAGGGATAAAAAGAACGGTACATTTGAAGATGAACCTGTTCCTGATTTCCCTGAGTTCTGCGAAACGTATCTAGGTAATAAACTTTTTCCACACCAACTTCAATGGTTTGACATGTTGGAAGGTAGACCTCCTAGAGACCTACATCCAGCAATGACATACGAAGCAGGTAGAGAGTCTCGCATGATTGTGAACACTCCGCCTGGACATGCTAAATCAACCACTATTACCGTGAACTATGTGATTTGGCGTTTGATGAAGAACCCAGACTTGAAGGTAATCATTGTGTCTAAGGCACAACGCTTGTCTGAGCAGTTCCTTCTTCAGATTAAAGAGCGTCTGACTAATCCTCAGTACGCAAAACTGCAAGAAACTTTCGGTCCTCCAGGTGGATGGCAGGAAGGTTCTGCTTCATGGAAGCAAAGCCAGTTCTACATAACTGGTCGTAGTGCTGAAGCCAAGGACCCTAGCGTTCAGGCTGTAGGTATCCGTGGTCAAGTCTATGGTGCTCGTGCAGACCTAGTTGTTGTTGATGACGCTATTGACAATACAAACGTAGGTGAGTATGAGAAACAGATTGACTGGTTGCTAGGTATCGTTGCATCTCGTCTTGCTCCTCGTACAGGTCGTTTGTTAGTTGTTGGTACTCGTATTGCTTCTAAAGATTTGTATTCAGAGTTGAGAAATCCAGAACGCTACTTTGGAACTACACAACCTTGGACTTACTTGCTACAACCAGCAGTTCTAGAGTTTGATGATAACCCTAAGAACTGGAAAACCCTATGGGCTTATAGCGACAGCCCTGCTGACCCAGATGAAGAACCTAATGAAACAGGTTTGTACAGACGCTGGGATGGCGAAACGCTAAAAGATTTGCGTGATGGTATTGCTCCTGCACTATGGAGTCGTATTTATCAACAAGAGCAAGTAGCAGAAGATGCTGTCTTCAATCCCGAAGCAGTATCTCGTGCTTGTCAGGCTCGTCAAACTGGAATGATTCCTGATGATGAGAACTTAGGTCGTGAAGGTGGTATGGATGGACTCTACATCATTGCTGGTCTTGACCCTGCTTCTACTGGTTTTACTGCAGCGGTCTGCTTAGGCGTAGATTTGAATACAGGTATGCGACATGTCATTGACATTAGCAACCGTTCAGGTAGTAAGCCAGACGAAACAAGGCAACTTATTAGAGACTGGACAGATAGATACGGAATCAAGGAATGGCGTATTGAAAGAAACGCTTTCCAAACATTCCTTACTCGTGATACTGAGGTAAACGAATACCTTGCTAGTCGTGGAGTTATGCTTACAGAGCACATGACTAATAACAACAAGCATGACCCTAACTTTGGTGTTATGGCTATGAGTGCTTTGTTTACTCAGAACATGATTACGCTACCTAACTCAGGTGTTCAAAGAGTTAAGTCTCTTATTGAGCAACTAGTTACTTGGCAACCGCACCCACCAAAGGGTCTAAAGACAGACATTGTTATGGCTCTTTGGTTCGCAGAACTTCGTGCTTTGGAACTTGTATCCAGAGCAGAGAGAAAAAACTATTTCCGTAATAGTCCGTTTATGACAAGACAAGACATGACGGACCGTGTTCTAGTTGGAGCACAGGATACACAACCGTACCGCAGTTACTGGGGCGGAAACTTTTAAGGAGTCATTATGACAATAAACATTGAAACAGTAAGTGCAGAGTTTACTCGCATTAGGAACCGCTACTCAAAACGAGACAGCAGAATGGCACAGGTTCGTTCAGTCCGTATGGGACAGATTAGCGATGTAGCCCCATCTGTATTCCCAGATACTGGACCTTGGCAGGAACCTATCGTTGCCAACATGATTGACATTGCAGCCAGAGACATGGCTGAGATGATTGCACCGCTTCCTACATTCACTGCAGGTAGCATGACAATGACATCAGACCGTGCTCGTGAGATGGCATCTCTAAAGACTAAGGTTGCTCTAGGCTATGTAACCAACTCTGACCTACAGGTTCAGATGTACAACGCTGCTGACTGGTATGTGACTTATGGTTTCCTACCTATCCGTGTTGAGGCTGACTACGCAAACTCTATGCCAGTTATCCGTACTCTTGACCCAGTTGGTTGCTATCCAGAACTAGACCGCTTTGGTCGTGTCGTAAAGTTCTATCAGCGTGTACTAGTGAACAAAGATGTGCTTGCTGCACAGTTCCCTGAGTATGCTGTAAAACTTCGTGCTGATAAAGACAACACTCTATTCGGTGGTAACGACATTGAAGTTATTTTCTACCACGACAAAGACTGGGACATGGCTTTTATTCCTAGTTCTACTGGTGCTTTCGGTAGTGGTTCTAAGGGAATGATTCTTGAAAAGACTCAAAACCCTACTGGCAAGGTAATGATTCGTATTGCTCAACGCCCTGGTATCTCTGAAATCCCTCGTGGTCAGTTTGACGATGTAATCTTCGTACAGTTGGCTAAGGCTCGTCTTGCACTTCTTTCACTACAGGCTGCTCACGAATCTGTAAACGCTCCACTAGTTGTTCCTATGGATGTGCCAGAAGTTCCAATCGGTCCTGGTGCTACTATTCGTACCAACAACCCACAGGGTGTAGGTCGTGTTCCTCTAGAGATTCCTGCTGCTGCTTTCCAAGAGCAAGCACAACTAGACCGTGAACTCCAACTTGGTTCTCGTTTCCCAGAGATGCGTACTGGTCAGACCAATGCTTCTATCGTTACTGGTAAGGGTGTTCAGGCTCTTCTCGGTGGCTATGAATCACAGGTTACTGCTCACCAAGCAATCTTTGCTCGTGCTCTACAAGAAGTTATGAGCCTATGTTTTGAGATTGACTGCCACCTATTTGGTGACATCCGTAAGAACCTTCGTGGTTCTATGAACGGTACTCCATTTGAGATTGACTATGTTCCAAACAAGGTCATCAACAATGACTACACCATTGATGTTCGTTATGGACTTATGGCTGGTCTAGACCCTAACCGTTGGTTGGTCTTTGCTCTACAGGCTCGTGCAGAGAAAATGTTCTCTCGTGACTTCATGCGTAGAGAACTTCCTGTTGACATCAATGTTGAAGACGAGGCTCGTAAGATTGACATTGAAGACCTAGAAGAATCTGCAAAACAAGCATTGATGGGTTACGCCCAATCTATTCCTGCTCTTGCTGCTCAGGGTCAGGATGTATCTGGTCCTATCAAGGCTCTATCTAAGGTTATTGCTGATAGACGCAAGGGTGTTTCTTTGTCTGATTCTATTGCTGAAGCATTTACTCCTCCACCTGCACCAGAACCTACTCCACAGGAACAGGCACAGCCTAGCCCTGAAGAGATGATGGCTATGCAACAGGCTCAAGGTGCAATGCCTCCACAGCAGCAGCAACTACCTGAAGGATTGAACGCATCAGGCACTATGCAGGGCGTAGCACCTGGACAACAGGGTATGGCTCCTGGTGGTAAACCAGACCTAATGACCCTTCTAGCAGGTCTTGGTGGCGGTGGAAAGCCTAATCTAGGTGCATCCGTACAAAGACGTGTGGCTATCTAAGTCAGGAATACTGCAGTAAAACCCTATACTAAGGGTAGATAAATCTATCGCTACATTGGTAGTGAACATTTAGGAGATTATATTATGGCATCAGGCGGATATCGCAAACCAACAAATCCTGCACCAGTATCAGGTCCAGGTAAAGCCAGTCGTAGAACTGACGGTGGACCTCTAGATATGAAACAAAACCAAGTTGAAGTAACTGGTATGGGATATGGGGAGAACAAAGACTTGAATGAGATTCAGTCATTGGCTCCTATGTCTGCTGCACCTACAGTTCCAACTGCTGGTCCTATAATGCCTTCTGCTCCTGTTGCAATGCCAACTCCCTTAACTGCACCTACTGAGAGACCAACTGAACCAGTAACTGCTGGTCTACCTTTTGGTCCAGGTATGGGTAGCGAAGCATTAACTTTGCCTTCTGTAGGTATGAGTGAAGAAGATAGACAACGAGGACTTGTAGTTCTACATCTATTGACTGAATCAGCAAAGAAACCTAATGCTACCAACGCAACCCTACAACTCATTCGTCAGTTGAGGAGTGAACTTTAATGCCTAATCCTTTTGACGTATCCCATCTAACTGGTTCAAGCAATGCTGGTGCTACTAATAAGTGGACTGAATGGCATAGCCAAGTAAATAATCAGGTTCCTTTTTATCTACAAGCACGACCACAAACAGTTCAGGCATCTGTAAGCACAGGTGCTGGAACAAATATTCTTTTTCAGGGTAGCCCAAATAAAACTAGCCCTATTGATATTCCTTCTTATAACCCTAAAGATAAAACTACTGAAGTTCCAACACCAAAAGAAGAAGATAAACCTTGGTGGTATGGTGCTACAAGTTGGCTATTAAAAGACTTTGCACTTCCATTCCTTGGTAACTGGAATAATGCCAGCCCTATTGACAAAGTTGGAATGGGAGTTAATCTACTAAACCCTACAACACAGTTCACAACCATGCTTGGCAAGGGTGACATGTTGGCTGGGACAATGCAACTCTTAGATGTTCCAAAGAAGGTTATTACTTCTACCGTGATTGACCTTGGTAGGACAGTACAACTTGCTCGTCAGGGTATTGAGGGGACTAAGAATACCTCTGATTACTGGGGCGATATGGGTAAGGCTTGGAACTGGGACTTACAAGAACAACACGATGCACCTGTTATTGACGCTGCTGGTAACTATGTTTATGAAACAAATGATGATGGTACAAATAAAATCCTTAAGGATGAAAAAGGAAACACTGTCTATCAGGAGCACGAAGATGGGACTCCAGTACTTGATATACAGGGAAATAAAGTACCTGCCTATCAGGTTAAGTACGAGAGCCTACACGACAATATTGATATTGGTACTGCTTTTACATACCTACTTGGTCAGACTGTAAACACTGTTGAAAGTGTTGTAACTGCACCAGTACCTGAAGCACAGGCTCAGTTTAATAAAGCAATGACTGACTGGGGATTCATTGCTACCACAACTAACTTTGATATTTTTGACCACTCTCAGATTGACCAGATTACTGGTATTCAGCGTGACAAGTATGGGTTGACTATTGGTGGTACTGGAAATGGTTGGACTCCTGGTAACATACTTACCCAGACATTTAACTTTGCTGGAGACCTAGCCACTGACCCACTATCATATGTACCTTTTGGTAAAGTTGGTCGCATTGCTTTTACTGGTAGACACCTTCTAACCAACGGCACTAAAGAAATGGTTATCAAGCGTGTAGTAGAAGACGCAACAACACTTACTGCTGCTGCAGAAGGTAAATCAACTGTCTATGATAACTTCCTAAGATACGCTGCTAACAACTCTGCAGAAAGAATCACTAACCACGTTGTAATGCGTTCAGTAACTACAGGTGAAAGAGAACAAGTTGCATACCTACTTGGTCAAGTAACTAAACCTGAAGATGCTGCTAAAGTTCTACTTGCTACAGAGTATGGTTCTGTCCGTGCTCAACAGGAACTACTTCGTGACTATGGCAAGATATCTCTTGCTATTGATGCTACTCACGGTGGAGGATATCTAAACCGTGCTATTGCTGAAGGTAAACTTTTACCAGAAGAAGACATTCTAAACCACCAACTACACTCTGACTTCTATAGTGAACTGATGAAATACTCAGATGATATTATCAAGAGTCCATTTAGCAATACCTTAAAAAATGTTGCATATCAGATTAATGAAGAAGGTATCTCTACAGCCACAAAAGCATTGCGTGAGATTACTCCAGTAAATCTTAAATGGGCATTTGGAAATAAACTCCTAAGTAGATTAGAAGAAGGTGGAGCAAACCTCGGAGCATTCTTTGTTAATGGTGTAACTGATGCTGGACATATTGCTCTTGAACGTCCATTCAAATATGGAACAAACTTTGTTCTTCACCAGATTATTCGCCTTGGTTCTAAAGATGCTAAGGGAATGATTGACGTTAGCAACATTGATGCTGTTGCTTCAGGTAAGTTCTATGGTGCTCTAAACGATATTGACCGTGTATCTAAGGGTAGATTATCAATGCGTCCAAAGGATGCGAATGGTAACTTTACTGGTCCAAGTCCTAAACAGGTTCTTACTGAGCAATGGATGCGTTCTAACTCAGCACTTGAACGTGCAAAGATTCTTGAAGACGCTAACCGTGTAGGTCTTGAAATGATTGCAACTAAGCATGGTGCAGATGAAATGGCTGTAAAGGCTGTAGCAGAAGAACTAACTAAGCGTAAGTTGATTTTTGGAAACAACCTAGACAAGACTGGTCTACACGTTTTCAACCAAGATGGTAAGCAGATTATTTATCACGACCCATATGCAGTTGGTAAAGGTAATACTGAAGTAAACCTATGGAACTGGAATAAAGTAGACACTGCTTTTATGAAGAGCAAGAGCCTATTTGCACAGGGTGTGATTGGTGGAGTTGAAGGTAGTGCAAGATTCTTAAATGAGATGAATGGTCTATTTAACGCTCTCGTTGTTACTCGTGGTTCTCGTTTTGTTCGTGACATTATTGCCAACACTGTAAGCACTATTGGTTCGGGGTACGCATCTCAAATGTTCCAGTACCTACATCCAGTAGAAGCAATCAAGGCTGCTGCAAGAAAAACAACCTATGTTGGTGATTTTGCTAAACGTCTTACTATTCGTAAGGGAAATATCAGAGACACTGGTGCTGCTATGACTAAACTTGAAGAAGAAAAGTCAGCACTTGAAGATGTAGTAAAGGGTCAGTATCAATATATCGTTGACCAACTTGCTATGGCTCCACTAGAAACTGCAACTCAAAAAGATATTGTTTCTTGGGTTATTGCTAATGACATTATTAATCGTAAGATTGGATATCACTACACAGCACAGCCAATCATTCCAGACTTAGATGACACAAGACTGTTCACATCATATGAAAACCCACTTACTGTTGGTAAAAAGGCTACAGAAAATCTTTCAAAGCCAATCAAGACTAAGATGCAGACTAGAGAAGAAGCACTTAAGATGCCAGATAGTTCTGGTACTAGACCTAAGACTGCGGAAGAACTTATTAATGCACAGAACAATGGAGACATTATCCATGTTCGTAGCAAGGGACGCAAGCAAGCATGGAGAGAGTTTGAAGTTCCTATTCGTTTAGGTCTTAGATATGACCTAGACAAGTATGAATATCGTATTTTCTCAAAGGATGCTTTTGATGCAATGACTCTAGAAGATGTCAAGAAACTTGCACTAGACCCTAATAAGGGATATCAGTTCAGGTCTATGACCCATGAAGATGCAATCTGGCAACCACTCACTCCAGATAATGCTGCAAAACTGAAGAGTGTTCCAGACGAGATTATAGAACTTCCATACAAGACTCAACCAATCATTTATACTCCGCACATCTATGGACTACAGATTGATTTTGCTCACTCTGCTGCTGGACTACAAGATGAGTACACAAGACTACTATCAGACCTTGCAAAATCATATGTAGATACTCCAACTAAAGAAGCAGAAAAAGCACTTCTAAACCAAATGCGTAGAGCAAACGTAGGAAATATTCGTGTTGCTGATAAGGATGGAGAGTTTGTTAATATCTCTGACCCACAGTGGACAGTTCTTCACGGTGATAATGGTGATGCTACTCAAGTTATGAATAGAAGCCTAGATGCTATTGGCTTCGGTGCTGTTGACCGTGGTGGTCTAAGCCCACAGGCTGGAGAAATGGTATCTTGGACATCAGTTGCTAAGGGTGAAGTAATCCCTGGTACTCCAATGTATGTTCCACATAACCCAGTATTTGCTGCTAACGTAAAGCCAATGCCAAAAGGCTGGACTATCGTTTCAGTAAAAAACCCAGACAACCCATATTCACCAAAGTTTCTTCTACAGATTGGTGGTGTTCTTGATGAACAATACGCTGTACGTTTTGCCTTTGATGAAAACGGTAAGGTAGTCTTCAGTTTTATTAGACCTAAGTCACTTATTAGTTTGAATGAAACAACTAAGGCTGTAAGAAAAGGTGAAGACCTTATGATGCAAGAAACACAGAACTTTCCTAAAGAATATCAAGGCTGGTTTAGAACACAGGCTATACCAAAGATTACTCTTGGGGACTTTATCCGTACTGGAAATCTAAAAGACATTACTCGTAAGTCAACTGAAAACATCGCAAGGATTTCTGAACAAGAGCGTAGATTGCTTGAGGCTCAGGCTAACTTTGGAACTTTTGATGGTCAGACACTATCTCACATTAGCCAAGCAAGAACTCGTCTTGATGACATTGATAGACAACTGTTCTACTTATACCAGAACCTAAGTTATGTAAGTGGAAAACTAAGCAAGAAAGAACTTGCAGACCGTGCTGCTATTGAAAAGAAACTTAAGTACCTACTAAGGATTCCTGCTGGAAAGCCTGTCCCTAAGTATGGACCTACCCTAGAACAGTTTAGAATGCCAGAACCTTCTAAGGGTGCAGCCTTTGACCAGTCATTTGGTGATGCCCTACTTGGTAAAAATGGTAATACTTGGTATGCAAAGATTAAGGGTGACTCTGCTGAGGTTCGTGCTCAAGGTACAGGATTCTTTACAGCCAAAGATAACGTAATCAATAGAGTTGTAAAGCCTGGTGAAAAGGATTACTGGACCGCTTGGCAACGCACACTCAATGAGCACTGGCGTGGACCAGATGGTTCAGACCTAGACCCAGTGATTCGTAAGATTCTTGAAGGTCAAACTGCTGGTCAGACAGATGAAGAAATCACAACCACCATT